CGTAAAGGCTGTCCCGAGCTTGTTTTCTCTGACACGATGGGTTCAAGACGTTTTAGTCGTCGCCCATCCACCTTAGAGCGATAATGCCGAGGTTGATGCTCCATGGTACGCCACCTTAGGGATTCCCTAGGTGCCGTATAAAGGATATTATCAAACTCAGGGGTCTTCGAAAAGATACTGAAAGGATCCAATCTCTTTCCAAATTCATCTACAGGAGGTGTCTCACCAGGATTACTGGATGCCCGTAAACTATCCCAATAGTAACCGTATTGATTGATTACCACACGATCTCTAGGGTGGAGCCGATAAAACGCGAAACAGAAAGACCAGTTTCCGTTGGTTGTAACTTCATACCAAGGGAGGGCCCAATCGTTTCGTATAATTACGTCGGTTTTAATGCCGGCGTAATCAGGGAACGAGGGAGGGACTTGAAGTATGACATTTTCAACACGCAGAATCTCACTCAAGAGATAGCGTAATGTCTGTTTTACTTCTTCCTCCTCCCACCGCCGCTTAATCCCATTATACGTCTTATATAGCAACAAGGCGTACAATTTGGGTCGGAGCAGAGTGTGCTGACCTTCCGGTTGGAAGGGTCTAACATCAATGCCACAGTAAAAATCACTACCGCAGCTTTCGCGGAAATCTTGCTGAACGAAAGTTTTGTCTTCGTTAAGCAGGAAGCCAATATCTGAGAAAATAGATTTAACATAATGATGTATCCTTGTAGGATAAATCAAGTCGTCTCCATAAACTGAGATACGGCCTTTTTGACCAGACAACTGTTCTATGGCTTTTAAAATACCATAAAACAGAAGTGTCTGGAGCTGAAAGGTAAATCCGATACCCATGGTCATGAAGGTTTGCATTTGTATATGCTTACCTCCAACGACGCATCGATCTATCCTACCTAATTTTAACACCTCGAGCCACTTACGTGGAACGAGACGCATAATATGCTCCAGACAAAAAGAATCAGATGCGGCTGAAAGATCAGCCGTCACGTGCGACTTTGTGACGGAATATCTCTTAGCCATGATACCATGGAGTTTTTGTAACTTCCTGATATCAATACCCGAATCTTTCAAGCGATCTTGTATAACCGTTCCTAAACCTGATGCATAAAATACACCAAGTCTTGTGTTCGGCATTATGGATCGCAAGGATTTAAAGGTTTTTGGGACGTTCGTCAAGGTTAACTCCGTACATAACTTAAACACTGGCTGTCCTTCCGGACTGCACTTATGTAAAAGATCCCACAGAATGACATCTGAAGGAGCATGGCTTTTAAACCATGCTATGTGTTCTCGTGATCCGGTTAAAGGAGTACTAAGCTTCGTTTCGAGGTACGCCTCACGAGCTGTATTCCCTACATCGGCACGAGTCCCGAACTTACATGCAGAAATGTGCTCTTCAAGATTATAGGTACCTAATATATTACCGATAATCTTCCTTGCTTCCTTTAGTACTAGGAAAGCACGGTGAGAAAGAGGTTTCTTTTGACCTATACGCAGCTGAGTATCAAGGAACTTCTTATTAGTGAGTTCCTCGAGTTCTTTAACTGTGTACAAATCTGAGGCAAAGCGGTACCGCTTAAATAAGGATTCGAGTTGGTAACGTCTCTTGAAATAAGAATAAGACGAAAGCCAATACGATTCGTTATTCAGTTGACGGAATTGTTTAATGCCAGATGTAAAGGCATTACTCAAATCTGCACTGAATGATATACCTTCTATAGAGCGGAAATCTTGAGCTAACCAGTGAAAGACACCTTTCATTAGTTGATCGGTATCATATAACTTTGTTCGGTTCATATATCCCCTTGGTCTAGGAAATGTTAAGGTTTAGGCAGCGCTACCTGTACGCCAGAATGCAGCAAAGTCTGCGTCGCGTATTACCTGGGCAGCCCAGATAAGAAACTTTTCATACTCTGCATCCGTCATTTCTGGGTGATCCGACAGTTTGATATACATGGAAGGAAACTTCTGTGTACCATCTGCCAGGATCTTCGGGAAGGTCAAGGTGACTTGTTTCCACCCTGAGTTCCACTTGCCAGTTGATTGTTCAACACTGGGTTGCTTTACCTTACACGTGAGTGTGGGCCGTACACGGATGTCGGAAACGGAAGCATCGATAAGATGTATACCGCCAACGACTGGCATAGCGTCGGTAGTCAAGGTTTTAGACGTACCGCCCGATACGGAAATAGTTCCGCCATCGAGAATGGTTGCATTTTGCAGTCCCATTAGGTTTACCTTTTAATTAGTTTTGGCATGGATTGCCAGATTAATGAGAGAGAATCCAGGGATCGTTTGAAATCCAAGAATTCCGCTGTTACTACCGGAACGGTAGGTAGAGGAAGGTTGGTTTCTCGTGTATACATACGCTGTTTAAGCGTCGAAACACAAGGAAGAGGCTTCCAGTCATTACCGTAGTTGTAACGACCCCACAAATTCGTGATTGTATGTGTAAGATCACGTTTGAGTGAGACGTTATTTCCCACGATTCTGATACCGGGTTTTGGTTGTTGCATTTTCAACCAATCGCCTATACCAACAATCCAGTCAACAACAAAACTGCCGGGAACAAGTTCCCATGCTATTACACCTATTGATGCCGGGTTCAACCCGAGGGAGAAGAGGAGATCAGACGAGCGCGAATCCT